AAGCGGTCTAATTTGCTCTATATGGAACGATTAACCGTTTAAGGTGTATTGGTATTAAAAACGAATAAAAGTGATTCTCATGAGGGTAAACAGTACCCAAAAATAAAATAAATTAAATAAATTTTAAATAAGTGTTGCATATGTCAAAATAAATAATTAATCTATACTATCATTTAAACAAAGGATATGAAATGAAGATAACTAAAAGAAACATCACAGAAGAAGATATCAAAGAATTTGAAAGCATATTTGATAAAGTATTGCTTCATTGGGAATTAAACAATCAAGAGATAATTGGTTTTTTTGTTTCTCATGCTGAGATATTAAGTATTGATAAAATAAGATGGTTTTTTACAGAGGATAGCACTAGAACTTATAATTATGAAAAAATATAAACAAAGGAGAATAGAAATGAATATAAATAATTTTCTATCAAATGCTTTAAACAAGTTAGTAGATGAAGACATAAAAAAGATGAAAGATAGAAACGGAAAAGATAAAGTGTATTCAATCAATGGCGAGAGGTTTAACCTTGTCGGCAATAAAGATGACAATGGTAATACAAGATGGACACGTAAAGAAGTAAACAAAGGATAATAAAATGTACTCATTAAATACAATACAACAACAGAATAAAAGCAATGCCAAGAAGTTAATTGATTTAACTATTAAAAATGGCGGAGTAAGTTTCAATAATGACCTAGAACCGTTAACATTAAAAGAAGGCTTTGCGGTAGGAATTAAAGACCTATTATGTGCTAATAGCAATCAGGAGGGAACTAAATACAATCACGAATCTTGCTCGGATGGTTGTAAAATTGAACACGTCCCGAGCGTACCAACCCTTGAAAATCTTGAAAAGACTTTAAACACATTAGAACCTTTCAATGCTCATTGTATTGATGACAAAGGAAAGGGATATAATGCTTTTTATGGGTTATGGGTTGAATCTGGTTGGTTTTACTTGGATGGTTGTATCCATATTTTAGATTATCAAACCGCTGTAAACTATGGAAAGCACTTTAACCAACAAGCAATTTATGATTTCAAGAATGAAATTGAAATTAACTTAAAAGGTGGTAAATAATGACAAACGATAAAGTATGTAAAGCTTGGATAGAAGGGAAAAAAGCTAAATCAAATTCAATGAAGACTGATGGTATAAGTTTGTTTAGTTATCAAATGAAAATAGGGCAAACGTTAACCAATGGACTTAAACAAGTCTTAAATGTTCAAAAGCCTTATTTTTATTCTATGACTACTAGTAAGCATGTAGGAATAGCAAAAAGTTACTGCTCGAGAATAGTAAACCCTGTACCAATTCACTCCTATACGTTTGGCGGTCATTGGTACGTATTCCCATAAATAAACAATAGTTATTGACTATTAGAAATCGATAAAGCCCCTATTAATTTAGGGGCTTTTTTTGTACCCATAAACACTAAGCAAATATATGATTCAAAACATACAATTTTTAGCCCATATTAGCCCCTTAAAGCCACTTTCTCACATTAAACGGATACTAACCTTGATTAAACAAAATCTATCCATACAAGCTAAATTAGACCTATTAAATAAGATTTATAGAGAATCTAAGGGGGTTAGAATAGGATACTGCTTATTGAGATTGAATCTCATTATCAAAAGATTGAAATTAGGAATAAAAAGAATAAGTAAAAATATGCAAAAAATAGGTCAAAATAATTATAAATGGGGTTATATTTTTGGTTATATTTTCCGTTATATTTTGAAGATTATTTTTAAAATAAATAAAAAAAGACTTGACACGTGTTTATATTGGGTTATAAGTTGGAACAACAAAAGGAGAACTAGAAATGAATGCTGAACAAAAAAGAATGTTAATAAATCTAATGGTTATAACTGATGAGTATGATTTATTACAAGAAAAAGACCAAAGTGATAAAGATTATAAAGACATTAAGAAAAACGCTTACCATAGTTTAATGAGATTTATAATGACAAAAGGAGATAAATAATGGAAGTTTTATTAATAATTGTACTTATATTAGGTGTTATAATAGCTAACCTAAAATCAAGTTTAAATGTTGCCAATATCAAAAAAGATTATTGGCGAGAACTAGCTATTCAAGTGAATAATAATCTAAAAAAAGCAAATCAAAAGGAGAATTAAAATGGACACTAAGAATATAAATAGTGCTATTTATACTATATTGACTAATTTAGGAATAAAGGAAGTTAAAAAAGTGAAGATAAATAAAAATACAATATATTTTACAGACCAACTAGATAGAGTTATATCTATGCCTATGGTTATAAATAGTGAGGTGATGGAGAGACAAAAAAAAGTAAGGCTATTTGTAACTGAATTTGTAGAACACATCTTTGAGGTAGATGAAAATAAGCTTGATAAAGAAATTGAAAAGATAGAAAAAAGCTCAAGTTGGAAAGTAAAATCCATTGATACACCCCAACATAGTAGAGAGCATACATATTTTAATCTGGAGGTGGAGTGATGAGAAGGAGATTAAATCATAATGATATCAAGGTTTATATAAGTAGTGATGATTCTTTATTTGTAGAAATCAAGGGTCAAACTATTTATATAGATACAAGTATGTCTGATAAGCTAATTGTTAATTCTTGGAATAACAAAAAAGTTTTAAAATCAGATTGTGATGAGATTGATTGGAGTATTGTGCAACAATTAGATAAAGATAGGCTTGTACTTACTACAGAAATAGAAAGAGAGGTGAAGTGATGGAATTTTTGAAACATTTATTAGGTAGTTGTGGAGAACCACATGGGTTATTATATATGCTATATGTATTTGGAGCATTTATAACTACAATGGTTAAGGCAGTATATTTTTCAATGAAATGGTGGATAGAAGATAATATAAAGGGATTTATGAAATGAAACTAACAAAACAATATAAAAAAGATGCTCTATTCTATTCTAAGAAAAAAGATGGGGTAGTATGGATGATTAACTTTACTGATGATTATATTGCCCATAGGACTTTAATGAATTTAGTTAGAGACGAGTATAAGGACACAAAAATACGCTTAGAATCTTTATATATGGATGGAGAATTAATGTATAAACGTGGAGATACTAAATTAGAAATAGATGATTTTTATTATATATTGTCTGACAACTAGGCATAATAGTATGACAAATTGCATATTGCAAACATTTATATTTATAGGTTAAGTTCTGACTATGGAAAAGAAGGAATATCTAATGGCTCAGAAAGAATGCTCAAATTATGATACAGGTTATATCTGCTCTGGAGTTATGATAGGAAAACATCTGGAGCAATGGATTGATTCTGAGTTATGTGGAAAGATATGTAGATTAAAGGAAGGCAAAGATTGTGAATATTTTGACAAAATTGTTAAACCAATTTTATAGAATGGGTTACAGGGTGGATTTCCCTCCTTTACCACCCTCCATTCTTTTAAGGAGTGTTATATGAGTTACATAGGTTATATCCCTAAGTCTATTAGGCATCATCAATACTTATCACCAAGAGATAAGTTATTATATTGTGAAATAACTGCCTGTTTAGATGATAATGGTATCTGTATGAAGAATAATATATATTTTGCTCACGTTACAGGATGTACTAAATCCACTATATCTGCCTCAATGACTAAATTAAGAGAACTTAATTATATTGATGTTATTATTGAGAAAGATAGAGATACGCAAAAATTTAAGAAGAGATATATTACTTTAAAAGCCATGTCTGATTTTCAAGGTGAGGGTAGCTTAGAATTTAAAAAAGCCATATCGGATTCTCAAGGTGGGGTAAGCGATGATTCTGGTTATATTCCAGAGGATAGGGATGGTAAAACCAAGTCTTATACAGACGACTCTATTATTATAAATAATAATATTAGATATATATACTCTAATAAGAGGCATAGTATAAAATACAATTCCAAGATAACTGATGAACAAAAGGAATATCTAAAATCAATTATAATAGAATTTTATACTGAGAAGCATAAACAATTTCCAAATCACATTAAAGAGGATTGGTATAATGACGAGGACTTAACTATTGGTTCTATTAATACTTTATTTGATTTGATTGTGATTGATAAATGGGATGAAAAAGAAGTAAGGGATGTTATAAGATGGGCAACAACAGATAAGTTCTGGTCATCTAACTTACTTAGTTTAAGAACACTAAGAACAAAATCAAGAAATGGCATGACTAAATTTGCCAACTTGCAGATTAAATACACTAACTAAAGGAGATAATAATGAGAATACAAATAGATGGATGGGAGTTTTTTGATTCAGTAAAGGCATATCTATCAGATAAGCATAATTATGAATTAGATACTGATGAGAAAGAGGTACATTTTAACTTTGATATAGATGCAAAACCCAACTTATATCGTTATAAAAAAGATACGAAGTGGAACGATGAAAAAGTTGAGTTTGATATAATCAATGAATATGAAGTGGACGGTCTTTATGTTAAGAGGAAGAAAAAAGGTTCTGAGAAATATCAGTATGTGAAACTAGATGAAGATTGTTATCCAACAATGAAAAGTATCCATGAAGATACTGAAGTCAATATTAACATTTATTAAGGAGATAGTAAAATGAATATACAGGGATTAAGAGGTGGGCTTTATAACCCCACAATTAGAGACATGGTGCGTAGAAGTGAGTGTTCCCCAAGTGCTAATGTAAAAATGCCACCAAAAGGAAGACGTAGAGGCTATAAACAAGATGAATTATCTAAAAAAAGATATCTTAGTCATTTTGAATCTTTAGTCTTTTATTTTGGAGAAGAGTGGTTTGACTTAAAGAACCAATTAGGAGATTCAATTAGTGCTAATCATAACGCTAAAATGAGAAGACAGCCTTCCAGATGTGATAAATGTGAAAGAGAATGGGCAGTAGATAGTGAAGGTCAATATTACCTAGATGATTCATTTAAAAGGCTACCATTGCAAACTGATACTTGTATGGAGTGTGAATGAGTTTTGAAGAGGTAGGTATATATCTCAGGAATACATCAGGGCAGGAGAAAACCAAATGCCCTGAGTGTTCCCCTAATAGGAGGAAGAAGGCTGACCCTTGTCTTAGTGTTAATATTGATGAGGGTATTTGGAAGTGTCATCATTGTGGTTGGAAGGGTTCATTAAATAAAAAGAATGATACTTATATTCCACCTCCTCCTATTGTAAAGCCAGAGCCTCCTAAAACAGATATCCCAGATAAAGTATATCAATGGTTTGAAGATAGAGGTATATCTAAGCCTGTAGTTGATGATGCTAAAATAGGTTATGAAAATAGATGGATACATTTCCCCTTTTATAAAGATGGTGAAGTGGTTAATATTAAATCAAGAACTGCTGATAAGCAATTTAGACAAGCTAAGAATGCTGAGAAGTGTTTTTATAGATTTGATGTTATGTCTGGTATGGAAACTATTATAATTACAGAAGGCGAAATGGATGCTTTAAGCTTAGTGGAAGCTGGTTATAATAACGTGGTGAGTGTTCCAGATGGTGCTATTGCTCCTAATTCAAATCCAAGCGATAGAAAGTTTAGTTATTTATTATCTGCTGAAGAGCATTTGATGAACGCTACTACAATTATATTGGCAATGGATAATGATTCTTCTGGTAATGCAATGCGAGAAGAACTATCAAGAAGGATAGGTCGTGAAAAGTGCTATCGTGTTAATTATCCAGAGGGTTGTAAGGATATGAATGAAGTCCTTATAAAGCATGGTGAAGATAGATTGACTGAGATTATAACAGATGCTCATCCTTATCCTATTGATGGTGTTGTATTAATAGATGATGTGTTAGAAGATGCTATTGATTTATTAAACACTCCAGACACAAAAGGATTAACCACTGGTTGGGAAGCATTAGACGAATATTATCGTATATCTCCATCAGAAGTTACAATCGTTACTGGTGTCCCTAATATGGGTAAATCTGAGTGGATGGATGCCTTAATGATTAACTTAATCCAAGACAATGGGTGGAAGTTTGGTATATTCTCTGCTGAGAATTTTCCTGTCAAACACCATTTATTAAAGCTTGTAGGTAAGTTCACTAATAAGCCATTCTGGGGTAGCGATAGGATGGATGAAAAAACTGCCAGAAATTCAATGAATATTCTTAATGAGCATATTAAGTTTATTGGCACTCAAGAAGATACAGTAACCATGGAGAGTATATTAGACCAAGCAAGAATACTAAATTTTAGATATGGTTTAAATGGATTGGTAATTGACCCTTGGAATACTATTGAACATAAATTTAGAGATGGAGAAAATGAAACCAATTATGTATCCAGAATATTGGCAAGCCTTAATACTTTTGCTAAGATACATGAGATTCATATATGGGTAGTAGCACATCCTAGAAAAATGGAAAGTGATAATCATAGGAAGCCTGTTGTCCCTACTCCATATGATATATCTGGTAGTGCTAATTTTTATAACAAAGCTGATAACTGTATAACTGTACATAGACACAAAAGTGAAGATGAAGATTATGTTGGTATTCATGTCCAGAAAGTGAGATTCCAATATAAAAATGGTACAACAGGTACAGGTAAACTAAGCTATAATGTAAGGAGTGGAAACTATTTTGAATATTTCTCAGAAGACAAAAAAACATTATTTGGAAAGATGTAAAGATATACCAGATAAGTTACAATTGAATTATAGAATAAGAAAGATGAGTAGAAGATTACATAAAGAATTTGATGAAGTCTGGGTTAAATACGAAAATGGAGATGCGACTTTTGATGATTGGAAGAAATCACTTAATAAATGGCTACAATCGGAGTTAATATGAAATGTCAATGCGGCAGTAATAATGTTCACAAGCGTGGTAATAGAAATAATAAACAACGTACAAGATGTATGGATTGTGGGAAATGGGAGTCTAGTTATCTTTCGCCAGAGGGTGCAAAGATATTGTTATTTGATATAGAGACAACCCCTATGGAAGTATTTGTCTGGGGATTGTTTGGCAATAAGTATATTGACCATAAAAATGTTATAAAAGATTGGAATGTTTTGAGCTGGTCTGCTAAATGGTTGTTTGATTCTAATGTTATATCTGATATACAAACTCCTAAAGAAGCAATTAATAGAGATGACAAAAGAGTTCTAAAGGGTATATGGGATTTGATTAATCAAGCAGATATAATAATAGCTCACAATGGAGATAAGTTTGATATTAAGAAATTAAATACAAGATTTTATCTTAATGAATATGAGCCACCTTCTCCTTATCGCTCTATTGACACATTGAAGGTTATAAAAAAGAGCTTTGCTTTTTCTTCTAATCGCTTAGATTATATTGCAAAGTTAATCCAGAATAAAGGTAAAATAGAAACTAACTTTAAATTATGGACTGATTGTTTAGAGGGTCAAAGTGATGCTTTAAATAAGATGTTAGCATACAATGAAGAAGATGTTAGGTTGTTAGAAGAAGTATATTTAGAGATTAGACCGTGGGCTAAACCACATCCTAATATTGGTGTACATTGCGATGGTTCTGTATGTCCTACTTGTGGTAGTGATGATATAGAAGATAATGGCAAATATTATACTACTAATACTAATAAATATCAATCTTTTAGATGTAATGGTTGCGGTGCTTTATCTAGGTCTATTGATAGCCAATTATCATTAGATGAGCGTAAAGATTTAATGCGACCCTTGCCTTAATGCTTGACTTCCTAAGTAAAGTAAGCGTATTATCTGACATGAATAAAGAACAAAAAGATACATTTAATATTGAGTTCCCAGAAGCAATGACTCCAGAAGAAATTGAATGGATAAAAGAATATATATTCAAGTTTCTTGCAAGACACTCATGTAAAATAGAAAAGAACCCTAATGCCAATGTTTAGAGACACAGTTAAGCCTGTATATTATTTCACAGTTTCTTGGGATGGTATTAGTGAAGAAACAGAAGGTTCTGTGACTTACACGAGAGAAAGTTTTTCACTCGCTGTAGATGGGATTAAGTATTATCTGGATAAATACAAGGAAAGAAGTCCTTATATTTCTGGGTTGTCTTTTGTTCAAGGTGAAAGTAGTGAAAACTTATTAACCGACAAATTAAAAAATAAAATAGAGAAGGAATGCAATGGATAGTAAAACATTAAAAATAAGAGCAAATACCGATAACAATGTTAAGTTTTTATTTGATAGTCCACTTGAAGGTACTAACGCTTATGGAGTATATCATTTATATAAGTTTGACGTAGAAGGTGAAGAGCATAGCTTATTTGCAACAGATAACTTACATGAGAAACTTAAAGATTATAATAAGGGCGATGTAGTTAATATTCGCAAAGAAGAATATGAAGCTGGTAAAATGGGTTGGATAGTTACTCCAGCAGAAGGTGTAGTCGCAAGACCAAGCACTACTAAAACAGGTGGTGAAATAGTTAGAGACCTTGATGCGAGAACTCAAGACATACATAGACAAGTATGTTTAAAACTAGCAGTACAATCTATGGGTACATCTGAAACTTTAGATTTTGCAATGGTTAAATTGCGTATGGAAGGGCTTATTAATATCCTTGACTCAAAGGATGACCTTCTCTAAACATGAAAAAATCCAATATAACTAAATTGGATAAATCATGGTCTGAAAAAGTCCGTGAGTATGGGATGTGTGAAAAATGCCATAAGCTATCTCCCCTAAATGCTCATCATTTCTACTCACGGTCAGTCAGGTCAGTTAGATGGGATACTGACAATGGCTTTTGTTTATGTGTTGGCTGCCATACGTTCTCATCTCATTTCTCTGCACATAAAACACCAGCAGAATTTGTTGAATGGGCAATAGAACGTAGAGGGAAAGAATGGTATGATAGCTTAAAGGTAAGAAAGAATCAAACTGTTAAGTATATTGATGATGATGTTGATAAATTATTAGATGAGTTATAATGTTTAAAATAGACTTAAATGACAATTTAGAATTTATAATGGATAAGCAGGCACATTTATATGTATCTTTTGGTTTATATTATTTTTTTTATACATATACCGATGATATGATACTTTCTATTTGTTTAACTTTTCTAACTGGTTTTGTTTATGAATTGTTTCAAGGTTTTTCTAAACGACATACTGGCTTTTCTTTTATAGATATGGTATATAATGTAATTGGAATTATGATTGCATATGTATTACATTGTATACTATAATGTTTATTGATTTTACAAAAGTAAGAAGGAGTGATAATGTTTAAAATAAAAGAACTATTTAATTTGATAACAGGACTATGGGCAGATACAGAAGCTGAATTAAGCTCATTATCCAGAGAAGATTTAATTCGCCTTCTTAATAATATCAGTAATAAAGTAGATGGAATGGTAGATATTATGAATGACTTTTCAGTCTGCTCTCATTGTGATGGAGATAGGATTAGTATATGCGAACCATGTCTAGACGATATGGAAGAAAATAATTAGTATTATGGGGGCATCCGATAATAGATTAAACAGGTATTGTTTTAATTATAAAATCGAGTGTTTGCTGTGGTTGGCTTCCCCATATAAATTTGAAGTCAGAAGTGCCAATTAACAATAAACAAGTGCTGATTAGCACGGTGTTTGATTTGAATACCTTAAAGTAAGATTGGTGGAGGCTACCATGACTTCGAAAACATTAGTAATAAGTAATAAAAAGTAATGCAGTATAATAATGATTTTAAATATGATTTAAAAGTAGGGCAAGCTAAAGAAAAAGAGCTTGGCGACATAATCAATGATAAAACCATAGAAGTTAAGTATGATTTACAGTCGCTGTCTACTGGCAATGTATATGTAGAATACTTTAGCAGGGGTAAGCCAAGTGGGATAAGTACTTCTGATGCTGAATATTACTGTTTTTGTCTTGGAGAGACATACCATTTAATAAGCACAAAAACTTTAAAAGAGAGATGTAGAGTATATCTTACCACCTTAAGAGATAAAGTAGGTGGGGATAATAATACATCTAAGGGTATATTACTGCCCTTGTCTGATTTGTTTTAATAAAATAATCAAGCTGAAGGAGAAGTTAGAATGAAAGAAAAAAGACTAGATGAAAAAACCTTCTTAGAAAAAGGTGTCATGATAAAGCCATTGGTAAGTAAGTGCAATTTTTGGAGAGTGAATCTTGAAGATGAAATAACAATTCAATTGATGATAAAAGAAGATGTGGAAATTGCCCTATCTAATAAGTGGTGTGAGTTGGTATGAAAGTTCCAGACTTTATAAAGTGGGCAGAGTCTGTTCAAAAAGAAGAGAATAGAATTATGCTCACTAAAGGTAAAGAATACACTGTAAGTGATGAAGATAAGTTTAAGAATTTTAAGAGTATAGCAGAGCGTATAAATATTGAACCTCAGAAAGTTGCTTTAATCTATTTACTTAAACATATGGATTCAATTAGAAATTATGTTTTATCTGGAGTAGAATCCTCAGATGAACCTATAATGGGTAGGGTTATGGATGCTAGAAACTATCTGCTTTTACTAGGAGGTATGATTGAAGAAGCAATGGACAATAGATGATTCTATACAATGGGTAATAGATACCCTTGATAATACTGTGGTTGATAAGAAAGGTAGAGAGAATCATAAATATGACGAAGTTCGAGCTGATTTAGATTTAAAGTGGTGTCCATTATGTGAATGTAAATGGGAGATATTTGAGAATAGATTATGGTCTTCTCCTGACCAAGAATTATGGGAAAGAGTTGTATGCAGAGATTGCATTGCACAGTAGAAAATGGTATTATAAATCTTCCTACGGTAGATGTTAAAGATGGTGAGTATTATTTTGAATTAAAAGAAGTTGGTGTAAGGTCTGGACAACAAAATAATTATTATTGGCAGATTATTGATATACTATCAGAAGAATTAGGTTATACTAAACAAGAAATGCACCAAACAATTAAAAATCACTTTGATATTATATCTACAAAAGATTTAGAACGTAAAGAATTTAGTGATTTTCTCGAAAGATTAGTAAGGTGGAGTGCAATAGAATTAAATATAGTTATACCCGACCCCTAATATAGCTATATAAGGCTCAAATATACCCCTAGAAGCTCGTTTTATTATTTATCCGATACTCTATGCCAACTGTTCTCTTAAGCTCACATTTGCACTAAATACGTTAGGTGCAACTTCAGTAAATTCAATTGGATTTACAAGCCTTACATAATGATAATTAGTATCATCGTAGTATATAAATTTCTTCCAATCTTGCACATTAGCATTTAAAGCTTCTAAAGCAGTTTTTTGCGTACTTAGTATATGTGAGAAAGTAAAATCCCATGTAGTCTTTGGAGCGTGTCTTTTATTAGCATACTCATTCCCACCATATGAGGTTACTACATCTGTCCCAAACTCTTCTCCAATTTTTGAATTTAACTCTGGATTTACATCGAAAGTATATTTTGAACCAATAATCATCTCAGACAAATAATCATAATTATTAGCAGTACCATTGTATATATAAATATATCTTTTACTGTTTGCTACTGCAAAAACATTCCAATCAGTTGCTGGGTGGTTTGTAGCCATTGTCGTTATATAATCTGTCCCAGTATTAAATGTATTATCTGTATCATCTGATGAGTAAACTAATAAGTCATTTGTATCTGCTCCACTATGATATAATGCTATAGTATCAGAAGATTTAGCTGAACCTAAATCAATTTGTACTATTTCATATTGACTCCATGAACTAAATGGTAAAGGAATAGAAATATTTTGGTCTGCAATACGCTCTATATTCCCTATACTACCAGTGTCTGAGAAAGTTTTCTCCGCACCAGCACCAGAGTACGCACCGCTTTTAATTGTTGCTTCTGAAAATCCCACACTATCATATATAAATTGTCTTGCCATTACGACACCTCTGTTAAAGTTAATTTTGTCATATTAGGTGACTTAGATACATTAGTCACCATAAAATAATCTGAACTTGCAAGAGCAGTTCCAAAGATTTTTAAATCTGATGGAAAGTTAGATAGGATTACAATGTCTCCTATCTCGATATTAACATATTTCATCTTGCTTGTTGTAATTTTTAATACTGGTTTTCTATCTTTGTAATAATCTAATAGCGTATCTTCATAAGCATCTGCAACTGTGCTATCTGAAATATAAGGAGCATCAAATATCAATTCATTTGTAATATTGTACCCACTTGAAGATGTACCTTTACTTGTAGAATCTTCTGATGATGATGTATTTTCTATTGTTTGCTCTGAGCCATAGTCAAAATTATATGTTAAACTAATTTTATTTCTAATATGCCCAGAGTCAGTTAAAGCTATATTTTCTATATTGCAATCATTAAAATCTATTGTTTGAGTGATATCTCCACTAGCATATGTACCAGCTCTTTTTCTACCAAATATCCGTAATGCACCTGACTCGTTAAAATGATAAAATAACCCTGACTGTCTGCATATCTTTTTTAATACACCATCTGCATCTTCTAAACTATATTGGCTAAATCTTAATTTTACATCGCTAGTATTTGATGTGTTAAATATATTTTTTAATTTACCTGTTGTTTTAGTTCCATAGTCATCAAATGTAGCAGTATCTATGGATGCCCCAAGAAACTTCCTGCCTATATCTTCAATCATATATGCTGGGTTCTCTATAAAATCTGAAGTAGTATAACCATTAGAACGACCAGATGTCAAGTCTGAACTATATTTACGACCCTTTAGTGAACCGTACATCATCCTTACTTCTTTAGGTACATTATGGTCGGTAGATATAGCTACTGTTCTACCAGACCTTTGTTCTCCCACGACATATGACTTACCTTTCATATTGGCATTAGAATGATAGAATCTACTAATTTTTTTCTCAATCACTACATCTTCTATTGTATAATCTCCAATAATTAATATAGAATATACTTCTACGTCAAAAGAACCACCAGAGTCACTACTATCTAAACGTAATTTAACTTGCCTTCCTGCACTATCAGTAGATAAAGCTATACTGGCTACTACGTTTGTACCGTTTGATAAATTTGCACTAATTGGATTATTAGAGCTATCAGTAAATTTTAAAAAATCAGTAGAGCCGGGACTTACAAAATCAGAAGTATAATACACTAAAAGATTTAACCCAGTTCTATCTTGTCCTTTAGGTAAATGTGGAACACCAAAACTAAAATCAACTGCATTGGCACTACTTGATAAATCCTTACTAGAGGAATTGCTAAAATTTTGTACTTCTGTTACTCCTGTAACAAATGCACCAGATTCTAATAGATTGCCAGATATATAAGCTTTTGGATTGCTTATTGTTACTAAGTTATCATCAAATGAAGCATACACATCACTAAGATACATTTCCATATTCTTATCTCGGACTGTATGTAATGTTTCCGTATCTGCTTTTGCCTCAATTCCTCCTTGAGTAGCATCCCATTTATTACTTACAATCATAGGTGCGTGTTCACCAGTATGTCTATCAAATGCAGAACTAGGTAATGATAAGTTTCTATCAAAATCTCCATAAACAAATGGGACTGGTTTACCTACATTTTCTAGAGGGACATCTACCCCAGAGAGTAAAGTTGTTGGAATTTCAATATTATATTTATTTAATATATCATTTAATGTTATACTGAATGTTTTTTCGTCATAGCTTGTAGTAACACCTATAATACCAGTAGCTAAAATTTGATGGTCAGAATGGCTAGTTACATTTTCATCTGCTACGTATAATTCCCATTTACGATTAGTAAATTCTTTATCTGAATAATAATCAGAGAATCTCTGTCCTTCAATCGCATTAGTAGCATTGGCAACCTTTAAAGACATAGTACCAAACTTTACTTCAAAATCATTTAGATTAGCAGAATAACTTAAAGCTCCCCATGAAGTAACAACCCCATGATAGACTACAGAATTTATAGTTCTATCTTTATCTGATAATCCTATAAAGCTAGATTCATCATCATAGTATAATTTAATATACCAAAAAGAAGATGTTGAATCTTTAGAGAACTGAGTTGATAGATTTGACGATAAACTAAGCAAGAGCTTGTCCTGATGAATTAATTGCTGGTATCAATGTATTTGTGACGTAATCTTGGTCAACTACACCACCTTGTATATTTACTGTTATGCCAGAAGCTTTCATTGCTCTTTCTTCTGGTCTATCTACAGGAGTTATTTGTACGTGTTCTCTTCCTGCTTCACCTACCATTATTAATTCTGGTTTATTTGTAACAAAGTCACCACCTTTAGCAAACTGTTGTGCTTCTATATTAGCTACATTTGCAAGACCAGTAGCAATAACTGATGCCATTGCTAATAAATTAAATGGGTATACACCTGTTTTTAAAGCATTATTTGCACCAGCGTATGTATCAATTATAGCTTGTGCTTGAGCTAATCTTTTGGATACTTTAGCAGAACCCTTCATGGCTTTATTTAGCTCTCCCATTGCCCCTATACTACTAGAGACTGTTTTTAATTTTGCTTCTTTAATTTTATCTTCTAAAGCAAGTCTTTGCATATCTAATTGCATTTCTTTTTTATATGCTTCTTCTTTACTTAATCCAGAAACAGCAATTAAATCTGTTTCTTCTTTAATTAATCTTAGCCTCTCTTCTAGATTTATATTACCATCCTGCATAAAGAATTGTTGCATTTCTAGCAATTGTATTTCAACTTCTAATCCTTTTGCTAACGCACCTTGTTTAACTTCCATATCACCCAAAGCACCCTCCAGTGCTTTTAATTCTTCAGTCAATTCTGTTGACGAACCTGAAAAAAGATTAAATTTATCTATCAATGCTCCGACTGCCATAGTAGCACCAAATATTATTAAATTTTTCTTTGATATCTTATTTAAAAGTGCCATTGATTTAGTAGCAATTAACGCACCTCTCGACACTGCTAGATAACCAAGTGCTAATCCCCCTAAAGCAGTGCCATAAGCTTTAACATCCTCAGTGTCAATTGCATCCGCCACTGTCTTTATAGCAGATGCAAATAATTTAATCATAGGGATTACCACTACACCTATATCTTCTCCTAAGTCACCTAATGAATTTCCTAAAGAATCCATTGCCCCTAGATAAGTATCAGCATCTGCTTCTGCTTGACCGCCATATAAATCACTTAATGATTGAGTTGCACTCTCAAGTCTTTCTGTAGAACCTTGAGTGCCAACCATCTCTACTGCATATCTTGTAAGGGCATTAGTCGTACTAAATACACTCTTACCAACTAAATCCACTGCGGAATTTAAATCCATTCCTTTAGCTACAGCTAAATCCATCGAAGCTTTTGTTAACCTAGCGATTGCTTTTTCATTATCCGTATAAGCACCTAATAGAGACATTGCAGATATAGTTTCTTCGTCCCCGAATCTAGTAACTTTTTGTTGTTGAGAAGCAAAGGCTAATAAAGCATCTGACCTTTTCCCTATTGACGTAGTGAGTTTATTTTCTGCTCTTTCTTGCTCTCCAGCTAATTTTGCCATTTTACCAAGAGTCATTGAAAATATACCGCCAGCAAATGATGCAAGAAGCATTTTTGACCTTAATACAGCAAAAGAACCACCTAGTATTCTAGTATTATGTACTAATGGTAATACTCCTTCTCCAAGCTTTTTATTAGCCTCTGTTTGTTTTTTAGTGCTTCTTACAATCTTAGCTTGTGAATTTATAAGTGCTTTAGTTGAGCGGTCTAAAGATTTAATCGCTTGGTTTAAACTTTTATGCCCACTAGGACTAAATTTAATTTTTATATCAGGAATCTTTGCCATAATTAACTGCTTTCGACTTTTGTCGTTCTAATAAAGTTTTCAATAAGAATGATTTTGCTACCCACTTTGAAGGTTGCTCTCCATAACTACCTTTATAGGGTGATATGCCAAAATCTTTTGAGTACACAAATCTGGAAATATCTTTCTGGGATTCTTTGGTCAGGAATAAGTTTTGACAAGCAAAGAAGGGTAGTTGTGCCATTATTGACTCAGCAATATTGAAAGTACCACCCTTTTCATTCGCTTCTTTAGTTTCCTCAACAACGAGGTCTATTACATCCCATACATCTTTATCTGAGGTAAAGGTTTGCATAGGATAACTCCCATCAATTAAGACAGGTACTTGAGCCTCGTAAGGGTACATATGAAATCTGCACCCCTCACATCTTTCTTCTATGAGGAAGTTTAATTCCAGAGTGAGGGATTCTATTCCCCCAAGCGTTGATATTCCTGTACAGCCAATGACAGCTTATTTTTGTCATCTTCGGAAAGAGACTTAATAAATTTATCATCTGCACCTTCAACTCCTCTGCGAATCCATGCTGTTCTAGCCTGAGAAAGATTAGTAATACTTACTACTTTGTCATTTTCATATTTCATCTGTGGTACATCATTACAAAAGTCAATATCATCTACTGACATTTCTTTGATTTTTACAGATTGTTTTGATAATTTAAAGTCTTTCATGCTTACTCTGTATCAAATTCTACTAAGGCATCTGTTCCATCATCGACTGATTTAATAGAGCAATCAAGCATCATTAAATCACCTTCTGATAAAGCTACGTCAGTAAATACACCATTTTGAATATTTACACCAAAATTAGCATCATTAGTAATTACTAACATATTGCCAGATAATGCTGCTGTCTGAGTATCGAAACTATTTATAAAACCTTTTGTATTACCATCATATTTTACTTGAGCTTCGGCTGTAACTGCTATTTCTGCACCACGACTTACTACTTCAAATCCATCTGAAGCAACACCAGTAAATACTGCTTGGCTTTCTATTGCAGTAGTGAATGATGACATAATAACATCTGTATTAAATACTTTGTGAGCTGATGACCCAGATAATTTTGGGATAGTCGTATTTGCATAAGCTGTAATAGTAGGACTAGCGGTTGAAGCTAAATCTGGTTTTTTACCTGTCATTAAAGTAGCAGACCATTTATACTGTCCACCGTCTGTACCAGCTTCTGCTGTTATTGAAAATGAAGTTACAACACAGCCAAAAAATTCTAAACCTTGTTGATTGGTTGTATCTGAAGGTTGCATAACTAATGTAAGAGATGAAGCAGCGTTAGTTACAGCAGCCCCATATTTTTGAGAAGCACCAGTAAAGCCACTTGCCACTGCTACATTCCCAGTTACATCATTACATATATTTTGTGCTAGTAGCTTATGACCAGTATCAACGTGAAGTGTCCCTGATAAAGATATTTCAACAGCTCTTAGAGCATTTTCTTGAAAGAAATCTTCATCTTTAAAAGTTCGTGATGCACCACTTCGTACATCTAATTTTTGATTTACATTTAATGTAGGGAATCCAATAGAATCAACATCTAATTGATTCATTGTGCTTCCAATACCAGTTGCCCCAGCATTAGTTGCATCTGATACAATTCCTACTTTCCATTCTTTTGGTGAGAATGCGTGTGCTACAGTAGCCATTATTTATCTCCTTCTTTTTCTTTGGATGGAGACTTCTTCATCTCAACCAAGTGTTCTAATGATTCTGGGACTGTAGATACTTCTACTTCTTTCCCTGATTTTAATTCTTCCCATTCTTCTTGAGAAACCCCACAAGATTTCCAAGCATTAGGCAGAGAAGTGCCTACATCTTTTATTTTAACTTTCATAGTAATCCTTGTTACTTTCCTATGTTATGTTACCTAAGTATTTACCTCTCCATTCCCATCTAACAACATTCAACCCTTCAATTACTTCCTCTTCTTCTGTCTTTTCATTGATTCGAGCTTCTTCTAATAATCCATCAATAAATGTATTATTCATGTTGCTGAAGAACAGAGCTTCTATTCTGGATACTTGTCTTAGGATATGTTCCCAAGTATCCTTCTTAATATTTTTTTCTTTAAACGTATATGATACATCAATAATGTATTCTCTTAATTCTGCACTTGCCATTCTATCAATAGAATCAGAACCTACTGGACTTAATCTAATAGATTGGCTTCCCATATCTTTAAAATCACCTGTATAAATAGGTATTGTCCCAGCAAATTCTGTATTTAAGAATGACCTTATAGGGTCTAATATTTTATCTTCCCATATATTAGTGAAAGTTATCATCTACGAGTAACTCTCATAGAACGTGGATAACCTAAATCTGCTGTTTCATTCTTACCTACAACTTCTATTTCCCAATAGTCATTAATTGTAGCAGAGTCACCAGTATCACCAGCAAATCTAATATATAACCCATTGCCTACAGGTTGATAATTGCCATTAATAGTATCTGAATAAGATGCAGCCTCACTTTGATTCATTCTCTCTGAGCCTAATCTATCTGAATCTCCAGCCCAATAAGAATACACCGCAGTACCGATTACTCCAGCAGTGGTTATCTTTACACCTATTCTATCATAGATACCAGCATATGCACCTCTTGTATCTATTACTCTTAGGCTTCCTGAGACAGAGCCTTCTCGTATAACCCCCATTGAGGCATCGCCAGTTGTTTGCCAAGATAGTTTTGTGCTTCCATCATTTAACGAAGCTATGTTTGTGTTTGCTTCTAAAAATAAAGCATCTGCTATTTCAGATGTAGGTTGTGCTGCACGAATTAAAAAACTACAAGCTAATAAAGCAGTAGTGCGTACTATGATATAATCATAGTTACCATCTTGGTCTTTAAATTGTTCTCTTGGTAGTTTACCATCTAGCATAGAATCTAGGTACTTAGAAGAATTTAATAGATATCTTGTACGAATATCTCCCCAATCTTCACCTGATTCCATTAAAATATCATTTGGATTAGCGGTAGAATTATAATAGTAGCACACATCATCTGTATAATACCATTCTCCGTTTGCTGAGACATTGGCAGAGCTAGCTTCAGCGTTTCCTAGATTTTCTCCATTTGCAAATAGTTGTGTAATTAAACCACAGTTCTCTGCTTTATAACGACTACCTGAATCTACTACCCATCCATATAAAGTAGTTTTAGTATCAAAAGAATCAATATCGGGGAATACGTCTTTTAAGTCTCTATTTGTTGCGTAAGTTGCCATATTGTTCCTTTAGTTTAATTTGTTTTAATATAAGCATTATATCTTTCTTATACAATAGAGTAATCATTATTCTTCATTGATTGCTCTTTTAAACCAACCATACCAATACTTCTCTTGAGATTGATTCTTATTAACAATTTGTGAATAAAATAAAGCTCTAAATGCCTGAAATCGGGACTTTTTTATTCTCTTTGACTCTCTTATCGTATTTCTACCAATCCTTCCGTCTATAGACAGTTTTGGGCTTCCTGTGGAGTTCACAGCACGTTGCAGTATCTTAACTGCATTACCTTGCCCATGATTTACTACAGCATCAAAATAGTCTGCTCTAATATCTTCTGGCAGTTTCTCTGCTTTAGATGGAATCCAGTAGTCTTTTAAATAGATATTAACTGCTTTCTCTACAGTGAGTTCTTTTATATTTACATCTGGATAAGAACGCTTAGAAATACCAAAGCGAGTTTCACCGCCCCTATCGTCAGGGTCATTTACATAGCCACCCTCTCGCTTTAGCACTTCAGGTATGATTTGAGCGAATGTCACTTTTTTCCTATTACTTCACCCATGACGTTTTCAAAAACTTCATAGATGGCTTCAATAATCTTTTCTTCAGTCTTCTCATTAATTATTGGAATATTAATATTTTTATTTAATTCAGAGACAATCTTTGCTTTATTATCTCCATTAAATAAATAATCCATAATCATTTTACCTATCATAATAACCTCATTACTACGTTAATTGTTATTGGAATAATAAATACTCCTATCATTCCGATTGTTTTTATTCTTATCAATGATGCCTCATGTTGAGCCACTTTACCATTAATTCTTTCAAGATGTTTCTCAATCCTGCCAATTCTATGCACTACTTCTTCTTGTCTCGTAGAAACTTGTACAAGTAAACTGTGCATTTCATCTCTATATTCAGTCACTTTCACGACCCTTTTCCGTTAAGCCTTCCTTTGATAAAATTTAAATCATCTGTTACATCATTTAACTCTTTAACAATATCTTCTCTATGCCTTAAAGCTATTTCATCAGAACGATTCCATCTATTAATTAAAGCAATTACTTTATCATCTGTTTCGTGTAATTTTTTCATTAAAGTTTTCTGGAGGAACATAATTTGACCTGCAAAAAGCGTAATTAATACCCCTACTACACCCCACTCTTGTACTAGTAATTTTTCCATTTATTTCCTTTTTTAATTATCATCATCGTAATATATAGCATTTTCAGGTATTCTAATCTTACCGTAATCACATCTATAATATTTTACTTTGCCATAATCTTGTAGTTCAGATACTTCACAATCAAATTCTTTTTCCCCGAATAACTCAGGGGACTGTTCTATATACGGAGAATCTTCTTGGATAATAGTTTCTTTTATTACTGAAGGTTTACCCTTTACTTCCTGAGAAACTGTTTGTGGTACACCATTAACTACTATATATCTTGCTTTTTTAGACTCTATTCCTTTTTCAATTACATCTTTTTTAATAATTTTAGGAGTCTCTGGTTGATACTCTTTAGCATCAGCTTGTTTAATTGTTGAAGTCCATTTTACTCTTTGAGTCATAATATTCCTATAAATAGGGCAAGCTAATTAAAGCCTGCCCTAGATTATTTATTCTTCTTCCTTATTCAACCCTTGCTTTAAAGATTCAATAAAGGCTTGCCTGCCAAACTGTAATTGTTGCAAATTAAATGTTACACTTTCAATCTTACGATTTAAGTCTGCAATATGAGCTACCATTACTTTTTGGTCATCTGCCAGCTCTTCTATATTGTATTCTTTATCGTCAAGTTGTAATACAGGTTGGTTTTTTTCTTTTGTTTTTGTTTTACCCATTATTATTCCTTCTGTTTATTGTTATTTTTTACAGTATCTTTCTTAGAACCATATCTTTTATATAATTCATCTATAAAACTTTCTTTCATCACTTGCAAAATAGAATCTTGTTCTGCTTTTTCTAAAGCTGCGATACTATCTTCTTTTGCTTTTTGCTCATCTGTTTTAATTTTCTTAACAGAAAAGACTGATTCAAATATTTTAGTAGTATCTCCTGACATCATATTCTTTGTAAAATCTGGATTAGCTTCTTCAAACTTTTCATATTTATCTTTAACTTTTGCACCAGTTTCAATTACGTTATCCATATTAAAACAAGATAGCATTAATAAACTAGCAGATGTAATTAATAATCTCATGGTTTCTTTAATCCCATTTTTTGCAACAAACTTCTCTGCTCTCTAACTTCTTCTTCTAATTCTTCCATATGCTCTTGCTCCATTCCTTTTACAGCAGAAGTCAATACAGTAACTCTATCTTCCATATCATTAAGTCTTATGCTTATTTCTTGAAATTTCATTTGTGCTTGATACCAGCTTCCTGTGACAATACCTACCCCTATCATTGCCTTAATTAAAAAAGCTACAGAGATATGTACTTGAGCGTTCTCGCTGATTGCCTTCAATTAATTCCCAATTTCATATGCATACATACAGGACAAGTGTCCATTGAATGGTTTGGACTATCTAATCTCAACTTATCATAATTTTGTTCTGCGTGTCCTAATCTAACTTCCATAACGTCTTGGTCTTTATCTACACCAAGCGTGGTTGTCATTAACCATCCTGTTAGTCCTACAATTGTAGCACCTATCCCTGAAAGGATTGCTCCTTGTAAATCTATTTTTTTCATATCTATATCGCCCCAATTTTAATTTTTTATTCAATTCTTAGTACCCCATGATTCTGTTCTTTGTTGTGGAGTATGGTTAAATGTTTTCGTTGGTGTACTTGTTCTTTTTTCTCCACTACTTCTATTGTATCCACTACTATTATTCTGTGGTCTTTGTCTGTTAAATGTGTCAAGATGCCTGTCATAGTAGTAGTATTGATTAGGATAAGGTCTGTAGATATATCTTACTTCAAGATTTCTATAGTCAATCTTTTTAGGAGGAACTCCATTCGTCATTTCAACCACTATAAGAGCTGAAACAAATCCTATAAAAAAGTATGCTATCCCTTTAAGCATTTTCAAGTGCCTCAATTCGTGATTTTAAAGCATCATTAGAAGTTGATAATTCTTGGATTGCTTTAACAAGATAAGCCAACATTATTTGGTCTCTGGATGTATCAATTTTTTTAACCTCAATCTCATCTTCAGCTTTATATGACTTGCCATCGTATGTAATATTTCCAGTAACTGTTTCTTTAGATGTCTTGACATTGACTGGAATATGTTCTTCAAATTCTTGAGCTATGAATCCTGCCTTTACATCCTTCCACCAATCTTTTGAATCTGTATGTTGCATATTCCCTGACAGATAATCATGTGTATAATTATAAGATACTGGATGAAGTGCATTTATTTTATCTAACCCACCTGTTAAATCAGCTACATTCTCTTTAATTCTACTGTCAGAAGCTATTGCCATAGTAGTTTCAACGCCACCTGACCCATCGCCTCTAATTGAATCAAGAACACCCCCTGCATCAGAAAATTCTACATAGAGATTGCCAGTCGTGGGATTACTATTGTGATTCGTGTTTAACTTTAGAACACTTGCGGAATTTCCAGAACTTGAATTTTCAAAATACACCATAGTTCCTGAAGATAAATCTTTTGTAGCATGCAACAGAGTAGATGGACTCGCAGTACCAATTCCACATTTATCTGCAATGTAAACTGTACCATCAGAGCCATAAATCTTCATTTTAGAAGATAATCCACTTGAAGTTCCAACTCGAAATGTCATTGTGTTAGTATTTTGAGAACCAGTAAACGTATCACTTGCATCAAGTTTTATCACTGCTGCTACTGAATTAGCACTTGGGTCATCAACTAACCATTGATATTTTCCTAATTCATTCCCTGCTGAAATACTTGTATCTTTTCTATGGAGATTTATTACTGCTGAATCGTCAGAATTACTTGAAACAGTTAAATGTGCTAAAGGAGAAGCAGTCCCAATTCCGACATTGCCTGAACCATCTATAGTCATAGCTTCCACTAATGTTTCTGATGCAGTAGTTACAAAATGTAATTCACTTTCCTCACTATTCTCAGTTACATTAACGTGTTTAGCATAAATACCTGAAAGACAACCATCACCATTATGGTCTGCTCCAGTAAAGGTAAGAGATGAAATTGCATTTACACCTCCAGTATTATGAATATTTATACCTTGTCCTAAATTTTGAGCAACAGTTGTTAAATTATTATGTTCAAGTTCTAATACATAATCTGGACTCGCAGTACCAATTCCGACATTGCCTGATTTTTCCACAACAAAGCGGTCTGAATAATCGTCACCTACCGAACTACTAGAACTTTGTAACCTTAGTATGTATTCGCCACTATCATTATCAGTTGTTCTAACAAGTAATCCTTCAGAGCCATCATGGACATTAGTCATCTGCATAGCATATCCATCAATTCCAGTTGTAATATCCACAGCACCATCTATATCCACTACATCTAAGTTGGTTGTACCATCTACATCTAAATCTCCATTAAAATCTGCGTTTCCTGCTAATGTTAAAGTAGTTGCCATATCCACAGCACCATCAATATCTACTACATCTAAGTTGGTTACTCCATCAACATCTATTGCACCACTAATATCTAATGAAGCAAAAGTACCTACGCCTGTGGTTGTAATTGCGTTACCTGTACTAATTGCCCCAAATCCTGAAGCAATAGAGCCACTTGATAATGCACCCACAGTTGTGATTGCTGTTGAGCTTCCAATGTCAAGTGCTACTGGGTCAGTTGTTCCATCACCAACTAATATTTCACCATCTGCTAATACTGCTGTAGCTGTGACTGCCCCTGTTCCACTACCTAATAAAACACCACCATCAATTAAAGATGTTGCACCTGTTCCACCACGAGCTACTGATAAAGTCCCAGTTGTTCCAGCTACTATTGGTAGTCCAGTTGCGTTAGTTAATACACCGCTTGCTGGTGTACCCAGTGCTGGTGTAGTTAATGTTGGTGCTGTTAAAGTTTTATTGGTTAAAGTGTCTGTAGTTGCCTTACCTACGAAAGTATCTGAAGCATCTGGTATTGTCCAAGTTCTGTCTGCTGTTGGGTCTGTTACGCTTATACTTGTCTCAAAATCATTAGGTGTACCACCTTCAAATACTAAAGGAGTCGCACCACTAAGAGTGCCAATGGATGTAATGGTAGATTGAGTAGCGTTTATGTTTATTGAATTACCAGACTTAGTTAGTCCAGTTCCAGCCGTAATATGTCCTGCATCAGAGAATTGTGAGAATGTAATGCCATCAGTCCCTACTGCAACTGATTCAGGTTCGTTAGTACAAACCCAACCTGTATCTGCACCAGCAGTACCTCCAGATATAAATACGAAACTACTTGCTACTTCTGACGGAGCATCAAAGTCTGTTGCTCTCGCCCAAGCCCCAGCAGCGGTTACATAAATTCCGTTCTGGGAAGCGGTAGATTGGTTTTTAACGAGTATTCGGGATGTAGAGGTAGTAACACCATCTATTGACTGTTCACCTGATAAGGTAATATTGGCTGTAGTTGCAACAGCACATGAATCTTTAACATTCAATCCTTGTGCTACTGAATCAACATAAGCTTTAATAGATTGCTGAGTTGCTAAATGTGTGTTAGAATCACTGGCAAAAGTATCTTCATCCTTAATGGCTGTTCCTGATACACCAGTATCAAATACAGGGCTTGTTAATGTTTTATTTGTAAGTGTCTGTGAGGAAGTTAATTGGACAATATTACTATTTGTAATAGATGTAATTTTAGTTGCTGTATCTGCATTTCCAGTAACATCTCCTGTTATATCACCTACAAAAGCAGTTGATGTAACGCTTGTTGCTCCAGTTAGAACTCCTGCATCTACAACAATTGTCCCATCAAGAACTATTTGTTGTCCTGCTAATGGCGTAATAAGTAAATCTGTTCCAGCAGTTGAAGATATAGTGTTCCCATCAATATTAATATTATCTACTTGTAATGCTGTTAATGTTCCTAATGAAGTGATTTGAGTTTGACTAGCATCTACATTAAATGTTCTTGAAGCTGCAATAGTACCACCACCACTTAATCCTGTACCAGCAGTTAAAGTTACGCCACTATGGTCTATATGCTCGTTAGCTACAAAACCAGTTGTGCTATCGTGAACAACGTCTGAACTTGCAAGGGTAATCGTTCTATTGGCAGCTATAGTGCCACCTCCAGATAGGATACCTCCAGCAGATATGCTTACTGCTGTATGGTCGATATGTTCATTAGCTACAAATCCACTTAAACTATCATGGACTATTTCAGAATCTACTGAATTAAAAGTTACTGTATTTCCTGAACCAACAGTTACAACACCAGT